GAACGTCTCACCACGATTCGGCACACCCACAATGTCCGGGATCGTGAAGGACAGGGAACCAACAGACTTGTTCCAGGCTTGCGCGATGCCATTGAACGCCGTCTTGAAAGCAGACCCGATTGCGTAAGCAACCGTCACCACAGCACCCTTCATGATGTTGAAGCCCTCGACCCAGAGATTAACCAACTCGATGCCAGTCTGAACCCGATCAATGATTTGCTCACCCAGGAACCCGCCAACCTTAATCAGCGTTGGTGCGACATTGGAGAGGAAGAACGCCATGCCGTTGGCCCAAGACTCAAAGAAGAACTTCACCACTGGCACCGCATACGTGGCCATGAAGTCCGCCAGATCAACCATCGCTGGCTTGAGGTTGGTATTGAACTCCGCCGACACGTCCTGCAGAACCGGCTTCACGTCGTCGTTGAAGATCTTGTACAGGTCCGCCAGCGCAGGGGCAACCGTGGTCGTCCACAGCGTGGACAACTCGCCCCACATGGTGCTAGCGAACCCCAGAACGCCAGTGGTGTCCTCGACCGGTCCCTTGAGGTTGTCGAACCTAGCGAACAGGTCACCCACCCAGTCGGCCAGCCGCTCCACCACGGGAATCGCAGCAATACCCCACTCAGTGAACTTGAGCGCAACGGGAAGAAACTCCGTGCCCAACTTCGCGCGCGCGTCAGCCCACTGAGCGTTGGCGATGCGCTGCTTGTTTGCGAGCTCGTTAGACGTGTTCGCGAAATCGCCCTGCGTGACGGCTGTCTCTTGAAGCAGGAGGCCGTAACGGGCCTGCACCTTCTCGGCCTCGGTCAGTGCACCAGTACCGTCGCCAATGCCGCTTGCAAACGCGAACGCTTCAACGGCGGCGGCGGAAAGGTCGATGCCGTAACGACGCAACGGCTCCGTCTCACCGGCAAGCCCCGACTGGAACAGCGAGAGCGCGTCTGAAACCTCGAGGTTCATCACCGATGCAAAGTCTGTGGCGCGCCCCACGATTGACTCGAACGCGTCGGCTGCACCACCAGTGCCACCGATGGTTTCGGCAAACCCGGACATTTGCACGGCCGCGTTAGAGAAGTCCAACTTTGACAGGCCGAACAACTCCGCAGAGTTCTCGCGAATGGCCAACAGTTGAGCAGCAGTGTCCTTGTAGGTGACGTTCAGTGCGTTGTTGGCCTCATTGAGCCCGGACGCCTCAGCAATGATGGAATCGAATCCATCCTTGATCGCACCGATCCCAATGGTCGCCAGCAGAGTTCCCGCGAAACCCTTGAGCCCAGCAAGCATGCCCCCTGAAAACGCAGCGGCACCACCCGCACCCGCACCACCAAACTCCTTGTTGATGGCCGTGCCGACACCCTTCATGGAGGGCATGATCGTCACATAGGCGCGAGCAATTTCGGGGCCGTCGGTTGCCATAACAGCCCCTCTCGGTAGGTCACATCTGGGAGGTCAACCCCCGCAATCGAGCGGGGAGTCTCTTTGGGTCAACCGGGCGCGACTCGGTACGCGAATGCCAGCGCTCGAGTTTCGCCTTGAGTTCATCAAGCGGGATCGGCCTACCAATGCGTTGGCTCGACGTTTCGCCGGGGCGCGCAATGGGCTTCGGGCGTCGACCCTTGCCGCCGCCGCGTTGCCAGTTCGCCGCATTGAGGGCATCCACGGCCGCCGCCAAAAGGTGATCCTTGGTGTCCCACGCCGTCTCAACCGGGTGCGTCAAGCGGGCCAATGGAGAGTCACGCGGGACCATGCGAACGATGACCCAAAGGTCACGCCAGTTGTACCGGCGCGATGGGTAGTCCCTCAGTCGGTGACCGTGACGGATGCACTCATACTCCACGGCCTCCCCATGCTCACGAATGAGCGCTAGGAGGCCGAGGATTCCCCCGGCGTGATACCTGCTGCGGACTTCCATGCCTGCATGAGTGCGGACACCTGCTTGCCCTTGAGTGAACGCAGGGCATCGCGCGAGTCGTCATCGACGGCCGCCGCAATCAAACCAATCATGGTGCGCGACTCATCGGCGAGGTCGGTGACGATGCCAAGCGGGAGCTCGCTAATGGGTGTCATGTGAAAGACGCCATCGCGACCGGGGACGGTGAACTCGAACGCCTCAACAGGTGCGTCGGCTTCGGGAACGGTGAAAGACATGGGTTACTCCTTGCGCGGTAGGGGTGCGCGGATGGGGCAACCCCGCCGCCACGTCCGCGCGACATGACGACGGGGTTGGTCAACTAGACGGAAACGTCCTCGATGTACAGGTACGCCTTCGCGCCGGACGAATCGGGGAGCAGGTCAATGGTGACCTCGAACTTCACGGCGTCCGTGTGGGTCAGCGGGATCGAACCAAGCGAGGTGACGAGAGCGTTCGCGGCAGTGAGGCGGATACCCCAGTCACCGTCAAGCGCGTCGATGATGAGTGCCACCGAGTCGCGCTGACCGGCCTGGATGGTGACCTTGTGGCCGTCCGTGGTGGCCTCAACGTTGGCGGCGCCGAACACGAACTCGAGCGCGTCCACGTTGGACTCGATCAGCGTCACCTTGAGCGAAGCAGCGTGCGACTCCTGGATGCGGCGAACAACATCGCCACCCCACGCGGACAGCGACTTGGTGGACTCGTCGATGGTCAACTCAACGCCCGACTCATCCGCATAGCCCAGGCCCGTGAAGCCCGTAGTAGCACCAGCAGCGGACGTAGGCAGGGCGGTCGCAAGAGCAGCCACCAGGACGCCGCCTGTGGCCTTCGGGGGTGCAATCCGCACGTCGGCGGCAGATGGGTTTGCCATGATGGCTCCTTATGTGGTGGTGGCGCGGATGGTGATTTGGTAGTTGCAGACAAAGCGGGGACGGCCAGTAGTTGGATCGTCTGAGCGGTAGGGCCGTCCGATAGCCGCACCATGCGCGACAGTTGCAAGAGCGCCATCTGCGAGCGCGTTCATTGCCGCATCAGCCTTAGCCATCACGGCCCAGGCATCCATCGGCTTACCCTTTGGCCCCCACGCCTCAAGGGACACAATGGGGCGGTCGATCACACGGTCACGGCGAGCGGGACCACCGAAAGACAAGACGCGGAGATACTTGGCGGGCGTGGGGTCTGGAATGTCAGACGTGACCGACGTGGCACCCGTGGCTGCCGTCGTCAAGTAGGGGACCAGGATCGCTTCAACGTTTTGGAGTGTGATCTGCTCGGCCATCACTGCGCCATTCCGGCAAGCGCCTGGGTCAGCACGTGATCCTTGGCCTCAGCAACCCGCGCGTCATACGTCACGGCGGTCACATACGTGTGAGCACGGCGACCAAACTGGCGCGACGTCGTGGTGGCCTCAAAACCCATACCAGCGTCCCACGCCATCTCGTCGCCAAGTTCCTGCATGAGCGCCTTGACCTCATCGGACTTGCGAATCTTGTTGAACGCGGAACGGTTGAGCTTCACTGTGCCGGGAGGATACTTAGCCATGGGTTAGCCCTCCACGCGAGACAGGCTCAACCTGTCACCAGCGTCATAGCCGTAGGGGCCGGTCGCGAACGTCTCAAGGTCGCCGTCAACGTCAAACTCGACACCCTGCACCACGGCCAAGTCGCGGCGATCAAAGCCCGACCCAGACGGCAACAGGACAGTCACATACGTATGGTTGGCCTCACGTGCGTTCGCCGGCAATTCCTCGACGCTCGTGGCATAGATGGACGTCGCATACACGTCAACCGCCGTAGCCCAAACAGGCTGCACATTACCCATCGCGTCAGCCGCGCCAGCACTCCACGCACGACGCCCAATCGTGAACGTCATGGCGTCTGCACCCACACGGTCGGCACCTTGGGCCGGTACGAGTTAGCAATGGCAACATCAGCCGGGGCAAGCATCGTCTGCCCGCCCACAGCCCACGTCGCATACGTGCCCGACTCGGAGTAAGGACCCTCGGAATGGGCGAACTGTGACACACCAGCGCGAGCCTTCGGGTCAACCGAAAGCACCTTCGCGCCGATCTCCGCAATGGTCAGACGCACCAGGTCTGGAACGTCACCGCCATGCGTGTACGTCACCGTCACGAAATCGGCCGACGTCAGATCCTCAACCGTCAACCACTGACCCGCACGCGTGTACGTGACAGCAACCGCGTCGTCATCAACGACCGTTGCGACCGAGACAACAGGGGCCTGCGTCAAATAGACACGCCCACCGTTAACCTTGAGCCGAACAGTAGACGTCCCTGCCGTGAACTGTTGGCCCGACTGACGCCGAAACAACTCCGACGCCTTACCCAAAATCGGGCCAACCCTCAACAGTTCAGCAGGGGTGAGACTGCGACCGAGAGCGGTTGCCACATCAGCGGCAGACGCAAGTTGGACTACGGCCACAGTCTCACCTCCTGTTGAGTTGTTAGTTACGCCTTGTGTGCGGAAGTCTTTGGCGCCACCCTGGGCGCCTCGGACTTCTCGGGGACCAGCTCGTGCCCCTGCTCAAGCAGTCCGGCAGCGATGGACTCGGAAACGTCGATGATGTTCCCGTTCAAGCACTTGACAATGGGCATGAGCCGATTCCTTACTAGGCGGATACGTAAGTCTGGACGGCGGTGGCGCGAAGCACCTTGGTGCCGTAGACGTGGAGGCCGTCGATCTGGTCACCAAAGGCGTCCAGGGCCGGGTTGGCGCGAGTCTCAAGCAACTGCTGGGCAAAGCCAACCGCGCGGCCCCAGTAGCCGACGAAGCACGGCTTGGCCGTGTTCGCAAGAGACGCCGAAGGGGTCTCAATGACCGTGAAGCCACGGTACTGACCGATCACACCCTGACGCAGCGTGACGTCCGAACCGGACTCCGACGCCTTGAACAGCGAACCGCCGTTGTCCATCAGGAGAGCAGCGGCCTCGGGGTTGACGGCGAGGTAACGGCCAACAGCGGGAACCTTTGCCTTGACGAGTGCCGTGCGAATGTTCTTCACGGCCGCATCTGCAAGGGCGTAGGTGGTGACTGCGGTCGTGCCAGCCGAGGTGCCGTTGGCGAGCATCTGCGCAAGCACGTAATCCTCGGCAACGTCGGCCAGACCTGCGCCAGCGTCGCGCTGCACGGGGTCGAATGAACCTGCGGCCTGGACCTTGTCCACGTCGTCGACCAGGTACGCGTAGTAGCGCTTCTGGTCAATGAGCATCGACTGGGTGGAGTCGGCAAGTGCCTGGCGCGTGATGGAACCCGCGTAGGTGCCGATGGTGGGCTGGGAGAACCCGGTGATCTTGACGGTCTCGCCGCCGTTGATGATGTCGCCCTCATAGTCGCCGTTCAGCGTGGGGATGACGAAGGTGTTCTGGTGCAGGTTCTCAAGGAGCGATGCGTGCCAGATGGTCGGCTTGAAGTTGGTGATTGCCATGATTGGCGGCCTTTCAGGTTGTGCCGAGCAGCGTCTTCAAGCGTCCCTCGCGGCGCGCCTGGTTGATCTGCTCGGGAGTCATTGATGCGAGTTGGTCCTCAGTGACCTGGCCGAGCGGTGCGGCGCTAGTTGCGTCGCTTCCTTGCTTGGTGGCCGGTGCGGCACCGGGGGTGGTTGCCTTGGCTGTCGTGAGCCACGTTGTTGCAGTGTCTGCCGATGCCTGAATGGCTGCCTCGTCAGACCCCACAAGGAGGCCCTCTGGGACGCCAGATGCGGCGGCGATGCGTGCTCGAATGGCGGACACCTCAGCGTCGGCGCGGGCCTTCTCGGCTGCGTCTGCGCGTGCAATGGCCTTCTCGAGCTCGCTCTTGCTTGCTTCCTCGATGGCGTCGAGTCGCTTGGCCTTGTCCGCCAGGGTGGCGGCTTCTGCCTTTGCTGCCTTCGCAGCGGCGCGCTCGGCGTGCAATGCCCTGAGCAAGGGGTGATCGGCGGGCAGTTGCTCGAACGTCGGTTCCGTCTCGGTAGACGTTGCGGGCGTAGGTTCCGGCGCTGCGGTAGCAGTGGGAGCCAGGGTGGTCTCAACAGGCACAGTCATGGTGCATCCCATCTCGGGTAGGTGATACTTCCCGCCGTCTCGGCGGTGGCTTACAGGTCGTCAGCGCTCGTAAATGAGTGCTGACGCCAAGAGAGAGTTGGGCCGTACTCCCCGTGCTCTTGCACGGCGATCAGGTCGGTGTAGTCGGCGCTACGGACGTTGCGCGAGAAGCGCGTGTTGCCCGCAGCGTCAGATCCGGTCGTGTTGTACTCGACGGTTTTGCCAAAGCCGAGATCGCGGGCCGAGCGGTCAGACCCACCCACTGCGGACTCGATCCAGTTCTGCGTGGCCTCGAGTCGCGCCGGGTCGATGACTTGGCCGACGTTCTCACCATCACGCAGGGGCTCAACGCCACAGTCGCAGCCGGGGTGAATGGGCATCAGGTCGCCACGGCGATACCGCTGCGTCGACGCGATCAGGCAAAGCGCACAGTTCTCTCGGCCCGTCACGTAGCGCCGAAAGCCACCCGATGCCGACTTGCGACCCTCGGTGGATGCGGCAAACTGGCGAGTCTTAGCGAGCTGAACATCAGTGGCAATCAGGCCGGCCAGACGAGTCGCACCCTCAGCAACCGCCACGTCATACGCAGAGCCATTGCCAAGCGCCGTCCACAGCGTTTTCGCCGGACGCATGTATTCCTCTTGCGCCGTCACGCCAGGACGCATCGCCGACGTGTCCACGATTCCTGGACTAGCCACACCATCAGCGAGCACGCGCGTCACAAACGCATCGGTCAGGTTCGCCGTGCGCTTCGTCGCTGCCTGGACCCTTGCCGCAGCCTGTGCAGCAAACCGCTCAACGTTGACGTCACGATGGTCGGGCAGGTTATTCCACGCCTCAACCAACGCATCCGTGGTGACCGTCTTGACGCGCAACACCGCCGCATCATGGGCACGAACTACCGCCGCACGCTCACGGGGTTGCAACACTTGGGGCCGCCATCGCCGCCGTCAGCGCGTCGTCCGCTGAGGCCAAATCGTCGGCCGCTATCTCCGTGGGCGTCATACCAAGAATGTCGCGGCGAATAGTCTGCATCGACAGACCAACAGCCTTCGCCTTAGTGGCCGCGTCGTAACGTTCAGCCAGCGTCACGAGCTCGACAGGTGCCCACTGGACCTCAACGGTCGCGCCAGCAAGGTCCACCTTCTCAACCTGCAACGCATACACGAACGCCATATCGGCGCCAGGTCGAACCGTCTCGATTTCCTCAGCAGCCTGCGAATACAAACCATCCTGAGACACGGATGCACCCTGAGCCGACTGGTTCGCACCCTCCGGCGTAAACACCGAAATGGGGATGCGCGTCACTGCGGCAAAGTCGCGGGCGTCAGTCTTTTCACCGTCAAGCAACGGGCGAATGTCAACCTGCTCCGACTCCCACACGCCCTCAATGCCATCGGGAAGTTCCCACAGTGCGCCGGGTGCGGGCTCGAAAGCCTTCGCCCAGTCGATGCGGTTGCCGTCAATGTCCTCTTGGGGAAGCCCGCCGCCATCCTTCGGCTTGAGCGCACGCTGGCGGAACGCCTGTAGCGCCGTCACCACAAGGCGGTTGAGTTTGCCGTGATTGATACGGTCGATGAGGTCGAAGTGCGGCTCCACGAGGGCCACGCCGTCCGGGCGCTCGAGGATAACCACCTTCGGGTCGCCCTCATACGCGTCAGAGTCACCATCCTGCATCCACGACGACAGGACACCAACCGCGTTCGGGTCAAGCGGGCGGGAAAACAGTTGACCCTCACCAAACACGCCCACATACGCGTAGCGCATCTTCGCATCCGCGTCATCCCAAATCGACAGATACGCGCGAGCCTTCCACGGCTTCAACGGGTCAGCAGCAGCAATGAACGACTCCGGCTTGCGCGACGACAACACCGCACGCCCGCCATCATCAGACACCAACAGGTAGCCGACACGGCAAGCATCCATATCCCACATGGCACGCTTGATCTGAATGCGCGCCCGGTTGTCACGCCAGATACGCTCCACCGCCGCCTGAGCCGCATCATTGCCGGCAACCGTCACACCCTGCGGCACACAACGCGACAGAACCGCACTAATCGCCAGGCCGCCATAGTTCGTGCGCGCCTTCTTCTGAAAACGGTCCCACGACGCCTTAAGGTTGTGGCCCATCTCAGGCAGGGGCGCGTTGCCATTCGTGTAAGAACGCAAACGGTCAATCTCGGGGCGGCGCTTCGTCAACCGGTCCTCAAGGATCGGCAGCCATTCCGCTGGGGTCACTGGTGCGGCCACGATCACCCCTTCACGGGTCAGTAGATACGGCGAGGGCCAACAGAAGCAGTCGCGCGGATACGCTGCACATGACCATGAGCCAGGGTTGCCGCAACAAGCGGCGTAATGTCTATGTCGTGGGTCTTTCGATTCCAAGCCCACTGGGTCTCAAGGATCGTCCGCTTCGACGCGCCAGCCACGGCCTTGTTGAGCTGGATCTGATCGAAGTGCGTCAACCGGCCCTCTTGTGCGGCGTTTACAAACGCGGCACAGTCAGCCGCGAACTCAGCAGCGCGCGGGATGATGACCTTGATGCCGAGCTTCTGCAAGTCCGGCGCGAGGAACGACAGCGGGCAGTAGTAGTCGATCACCACTGGAATGCGGCGACGCTTCGGATCGGCAAAGAAATCAAGCACCCACTGAGTGCCAGCCTTTGCCGAACCATGCTCGACAACCTCAACGTGCGTGACCTCGCCAACCTTGCGAGCGGCGGCAATGGACACATAATCCATCGTCGGGGAAGCATCCAGAGAGAACGCCAACGCACCGCCAGACGTCGCCGGTGTCGTCGTGGCGCGCGAATCCCACAACGCCTGCGAGATGACCCGCAAATCACCATCCGAGTCCCACATACCAAGCCGCTCGCGCCCATACGTCACGTCGTCCATATCGGCACGCTCGTCAGCGATCACTTCCGGGTTGAGCCGAATCCCATACGACGGGTTCGTAGCAACCACGTTCGCAATGTCATCAAGGTCAACTTCACCATCAACCGACCACTCAACCCACGCCAAGCGCTTATCGGTGCCCTTAAGGCCGCGCGCCCGAATCCTCTGCCAGTACGCACCATCCATCGTGGGCGACGGCGGCGTGCCAGTGAAGATGATCTTCGGGTCACCCTTGGGTGCCGACGAGATCGTGGGACGCAACGCCGCCATTGCCTCTTCGGACAACTCTTGGCACTCATCAAGAACGATGCAGTCAACCGTGAAGCCGCGACCCGAACCCTTAGAGCGAGCAATGAACTCAACCGAGCCACCATTGGTGAGGACAATCGCCTCTTGACCATTCGTGCGGCGAATCTCCTTGACCATCGCGGCCAGTTCGGGATACTCACGCTCATTCTCAAAGAAAGCGATAAGCCGCAGGAACGCCTTACGCGCCGTCTTGACCTCATGGGCCGTGTGCAGGATCTTGTAACCCAGCGCGACAATCAGATACAGCTCGACCATCTCGAGCACGCCATTCTTGCCATTCTGGCGAGGCACCGCGAGACCGCAGCGAGACGCCGACCAGCGGCCATCCTTACGAACACCCAGGAACGCATCAAGGCAAAACATCTGCCACGGGTCAGGCGTCAACCCATACGACGTCGACAGAAACGCCGCATCATCAGCGTGCGACCACTTCGCCTTCGGAACCGTCGCCACTCGCGGCGTTTGACTTCCGACCAGCCCGGCGAGCTTGGAGTTCGTCAAGAGGCGACCCCTTTGCTTCCGGCTTGGATGCGCCGCCAAGTTCATCGATCTGCTTGAGCACGTCCTGATACTGGCGAGCAAGCGGGGCAACGTCACGCGCGTTCTCAGTCGCGTCGATGAGGTTCGCCAGCATGTCGCGCAACTGGGTCAAAGCGTCCAGGCGGCTATTGGTGCGAGAGGCTTCCAGGAGGTTCATTAGCCCTCCGATGCCCTAGATGGTGAAGTGATCCCCCGTGACGGCAATGAAGCGCGAGCACGGGTAGAACTCCACGCCGTTGCGCCGATAGCCCTTGGTCGCGTAGGTCTCAACGAAGATGTGCAAGCCGTGGCCCGACTTTGAGCGCTCAACCCAGATGACGCGTTCCGTGATCTGCTCGACGGCCGCGCGAGCATCGAGTGAAAGTGTGTCGCCATCTAGGCAGTGGTCGATGTCGTAGCAACCAAGCCCGTCGCCCATCATCACGCCAAGCCCATCACCAGCGCCTGTCACCACGTCAGCAAACGCCGCCCATGTCGAGCGGTTCGTTGACGACGCCTGGCGACCACTCGCGGTAATCGGTCGCTTACCATCGCGCCGCGTCCACGCCCTTCGCTCAGTCATCTCGAGCGGCAGGGAAACGTGGGAGTCGCGGCGAATCCGGTACGCCGCCTGACGGCAGGCCGACGAGCAAAACCGTGAAGGGCGACCCCTGCCAGTGCGCGCCTCAATAAGCGTCAAGCACTCGGGGCCACCACACATCGTCATGAGACGATTCTACCGTGTTACGAAAATACCAGCAAGCGGTTTGTGCGCCCCGCAGGCGCGTCGAAACGCGCTCAATTGGCCCCTAACGCTCGCGCGCCAGAACGTCAGCCAGTATCGCTTATGGGGGGCGCGAATGGCAAATCTGAACTCGGGGGGATATGGATGCTTGCCGTGTCGGCTACCTGTTGGTGTCTGATGATGGCGGGCGTGCGGTGTTGGCGTCGCGCAAGCCGGAGTTGTTCCGTGCT